GTGACCTTCTTAAATCTCCCAGATCTCAATGGAAAGATTACTCTGTTTTCTTAAAAACATTCACGGAAGAACCAGAAAAAGTAAGGAGAAGTGTACTTTCTTGGTTCACAAACATGTTGCTTGATGATGGTAATACAAGAACCGCAGAAATAGTGGAAGCTTTTGAAGAAAATTATTATGATTCTGGTAAAGCAGGATTAATTCTCAGTTGTTTCCAAGTATCTTTGCTTAAATAATTTATCCATGAGATTTGCTTTTTATTGTTAAAATATTACCTGTGATATAACTTGAAAACTTTTTCTTTTAATGTTATAAAAGAGATATGAAAATGAAACTAAAAAAAACCATTTTAAAAACTAAAATCATCTTTGCAGACGAATTTGAAGATGATGCTTACATGGATATTAATCGTCTTGGACAAGAAGTATTTGTCCAACCAACTTTACATGAAAAGTATTCCCGATATCTTTCTGATCTTACCGGAGAAAGAGATTATTTAAAATTACAAATTCATTTAAAAAGAGCAGAGTTAAGTTTGGAAATAAGAAGTGATCCTGGAGAATACGGTATTGACAAAATAACAGAAAATGCCGTAATGAGTATAATTGATTTAGATCCAGAAATTCAAGATCTTACCTTTGATCTTTTAAAATTGGATACATATGTTAATGAAGCTACAGGAGCTTTAAAATCAATAATAACAAAAGGACAATCACTTAAATTAGCAGGTCAACTTTATGTTACTGGTTATTGGGGTGAACTTAATGCAATACCACAGAAGATGCAGGAAGATATAGATCAATATCTTTCCCGAAAAGATTTAACTTCTGCATTACAATCAAATGATAGAGTAACAAGGAGGAATTATGGCGAAGAAAAAAAGTAGATTTAGGCAAGAAGCAGGTGAGAATGATTTGATCCAACGGACAGAACAATCTTATAACACCAGAGAAGCTTCTGGTAAGTATAATGATTATTTTACAGATGATATGCCACTTCAAAAATGGGTATGTAACGAAGCAGGTCACATTTTGGATGTAATCCCGTTCATTGCTGGACCAAATCATCCCAATGTTGCAGAAGGTAAAGCAACTCATAATGTGGATGTATTTGTTCATTTTGGAATTGGAGTTACAGAAAGTGCCTATCTTTGCCCCGCAAGGATGGGCCGTGGTAAATGTCCAATTTGTGAATTTCAAGCTGAATTGAAAAAGCAAAAAAATTATGACGAGGAATACGTTAAAAGTTTCAATGCAAAACGGAGAGTTGTATATAATGTTTGTGTCTATGACACTAATAAAGACGAAGATGCAGGTGTTATGATCTGGGAAGCATCACATCATCTATCAGAGAAAAACATCATGGCAATAGCAAGGAACAATCGTACAGGGGCATTTGTTAAATGGGCTGATCCTGATGAAGGAAAAACAATTGAATTCGCTCGTGAAGGGAAAGGTAAAAGCACGAGTTATGTTGGTTTTAAATTCATAGATCGAGAGGCACCTATTACTGATGAGGTATTGGATAATGCAATCCAAATTGATGAATATTTAAAATATCTTTCCTACGATGAATTGAAAGAAGTTATGGGAGATCCTGGTAAAGGAGAGGAAGCATTAGAAGAAGAAGAAAATTATGAAGAGGTAAACGAAAGAACTCCAAGAAGAAAGAAGAAAGAAGAAAAAGAAGAAGAGGCTCCAAGAAGAGGGAGATCTATTCCAAAAAATGAAGAGAAGGAAGAGGAGGAAGAGGAGGAAGAAGCTCCAAGGAGAAGAGGAAGACGATCTCCACCAAAAGAAGAGGAAGAAAATCAGGAAGAACAAGAAGAAGAACAAGAGACAGGTACCCGGTTAAGACGACGAAGATGATCTGGTGATTATGGAGGGGAGGCTTCCCTCCCCTCTTACCCTGATTTTATAAAAAAATATGGACAATATAATTTACCTGATGATATTCCGTTTTAGGAGAATAAAATGGTTGAATTACAAAAAAGAAAAAAAGCACCAGAAAAAGTAACTACCAGAAAAAAATTGAAAGATTCTATTGTAGAACAAAATGAGGAAGATTCGGAAGATTCGGAAGATTCGATTTCTTCATCTATAAAAAAGGAATCAAAAAAATCTCCGTATACTCCTATTGATACAGATAAAGTTATATCCACAGGAAGCACATTATTAGACCTTGCTATTTCTGGTGGAAGACTTCGTGGTGGGGGTCTTCCTGGTGGAATAATGATAGAATTACACGGTCCCAGTGGTTCTGGTAAAACAGCGTTAGCGGTGGATATTGCCGCAAGTATTCAATTCAAAGGAGGAGAGGCAGATATTTTAGATCCAGAAGCACGACTTGATAAAGAATATGCCAGAATATATGGACTTGAACTGGATAAAAAGAACTACAGTCAACCAAAACTTGTTACCGAAGTTTTTGATTCAATTTATAAATGGGAACCAAAGAATAAAAATGTTATTAACGGTAAAATTATAGACAGTATTGCCGCTCTTGTTTCTGCAAAAGAAATGGAAGATGGTGGAGATAAGCGTGGACAGAAGAAAGCAAAAGATTTACATGAAGGATGTAGGAAAACCAGTGTTGTAATTTCTGATGGATCTAAACTTATTGTGTTCACTAATCACGAAATGGATGGTGAGTACGGTAAAGTAACCCCTGGTGGAAAAGCAGTCCCTTATTATTCTTCTGTAAGAATACGTATCCAACAGAAAATAAAAATTGCTCCAGAAAAGAAAATCAACAGTGGTAAAATGGTTAAAGTTATTACTGGTGTTTTATCAGAATGTACGATAGTAAAAAACAGTGTTGATAATGGGTATAGAACTGCCCCTCTTTATATCATTTATGGTCAAGGTATTGATGACGTAAGAGCGAACTTGCAATGGTACAAAGAAATGATGAATTCAACAAAGTACATTGCCGTTGATAAAGAATACCAACGACTGGATTTTGCTATTAGGTACATCGAGGAGAACAATCTTGAAGGAGAACTCCGAGAATATGTTATTGATCTTTGGGAAGAAATTCAAGATAAATTTAAAAATGATAGAAAACCTAAACGGCGTTTTTAATAAGGAGATTATAATGACATCTAATCATACTTCTGTAATAGGGCAATTTGTAGAAGAAAATTGGGAACGGTTTGTAGAAGAAAATTGGGAACGGTTTGAATTGAAATGTGAAGAAATGGGGGAAGACCCAGAGAAAATTTTTGAAATAATTCAAAAAGAGGCTCTCTCATGAAAACTTTAGTAGTGGATAGTCATTTCCTTGCACATAGGGCTATCCACACAATGGGAGCTTTGTCATATGAAAATGAAGATACTGGAGTTATCTTTGGATTCTTAATGCAAATATTGGCTTACGCAAAAATTCATAAAACGAATGATATAATTTTTTGTTGGGATTCAAGAGATTCTAAAAGAAAAAAAATATTTCCCGGGTATAAAAATCGTGAAAAAAAAGAAATGACTGATCAAGAAAAAGAAGATCAACAAAGGGGTTTTGCTCAATTTGACGTTATACGAGAGGAAATAATTCCAATAATGGGATTTAAAAATAATTATTTTCAAGCAGGTTATGAGGCGGATGATTTAATATCGACCACTGTCATGTACCATGAACGAGATTTTGTTATTATAACTGCTGATGCTGATATGTATCAACTATTGGATTTTGCGTCAATTTGGAACCCTTCAAAGAAAGATTTTTATACTTTTGAAGATTTTTGGAAAGAATGGAGAATACCACCAGAAGATTGGATTGCTGTAAAAAGTTATGCTGGATGTTCTTCTGATACTATTCCTGGTCTTTCTGGGGTTGGTGAAAAAACAGCAGCCAAATTTTTACGTGGTGAATTAAAAGAAACCACAAAAACTCATAAAACAATCTTAAAAGAAGGGCCAGAAATTCTGTCCAGGAATAAAGTATTAGTTGAATTACCATTTATAGGAACACGTATTTGTCCTATTTTTAAAAATAGATTGGATTTTGATTCTTTTATTCAAGATATTTGTTATCGGTATTCTTTTGATAGTTTTTTAAAACAAGATTATTACAGGAAATGGGAGAACTTCTTCCGAGGAGATTTTTAAATGATACCAAATAGTATAATTGTGGATGTAAGTGGTCCAGAAAATGGAGCAGATATCAAAAAAGATTGTATCTTGGTACGTGAAGAAAATCTCGATCAATTATTATTGGCTCTTACTCAATTCATGCACATAACACATTTTAAAGTATTCACTAAAGAGGGTTATTATGAGCAAACTCCGAAAAATACTACTCCAAATTGATCAAAATGATCTTGCTGATTTTCGGATTAAATGGCATAAAAAACAAAAAGGAATTTGTCCAATATTGAAACAAGAGATTCCCTACAATAAAATTGCCGTTGATCATAAACATAAACGAAAAAAGGATCCTATAGGTGTTAATGGTGACGGTTTAATTCGAGGGGTTGTTCAAATTCAAGCCAATGCTTTAGAAGGAAAAATCATTAATAACTTTAAACGATTGGGTTTGGAGAAATTTATAACCCTCCCTGAATTTTTACGCAACTTGGCTGATTATTTGGACCACCCTCCTATTCCACAAATTTATATTCATCCGAATGAAAAAGAAAAAATTCCAAAAATAAAAAAGAATTGGTTTAATAAAATTAACAAACAATACCAGGAAAAATACCCCGGTAAAAAACCATTAAAGTATCCTAAAAGCGGTAAAATGACAAAAATCTTACACCGTGTTTGTCATGATTTAGAAAGTAAACCAGAATATAAAAAAGGATAATACAATGATAATGCTTGAAGTTTGTAATAAATTGGATACATTAAAAAAAGAAACCAGTAAGATTGAAAAAGTTAATCTCTTAAAAGAGTACCTAAAAAATGATGTTTTTAGGATTATTGTTGAATTAACTTATGATGAAACCCTTCATTACAATGTTGGTAAACTTCCACAAATCTTATTAGAACGAAGAACTTTAATGGATCCTATGTTTGACTTTGATAGGCTTGTGGATTATTTACTTTTTCTTTCTGAAAAACAAGGTGCTTCTTTACCAGAAAAAAAAGAATTGGCTAAGTTCGGGTATGATAAAAACTGGAAAAGAATAATCACTTGTATAATTAATAAAGATTTAAAATGTGGGGCTGGTTCTAAATTAATTAATCAAGCCGTCCCAGATACAATCACAATCGTACCATACATGAGATGCTCCACCAGTGATAAGAAAAATAATTTAAAATACCCTGCTTTTTTTCAAACAAAAGAGGATGGTTTGTTTGTTAATATTATCCATAATAAAAATAAATGTACTTATTTTTCTCGTAATGGTAATGAATTCATTTTCCCAGAAGATTCATTGACCAGAGATATTATGAAAAATTATCCAAAAACAATTCTATCTAATGTATATATGGGTGAATTGAGATGTAAAATTAATGGTAAATGGTTACCAAGGAAAACAAGTAATGGTATTGTTAATAAAGCCTTAAAGAAAAATCAAACTATGAGTACTGGTGAATCCTTCACTGTTCATTTTATTTGTTGGGATATTATTCCTCATAAAGATTTTTTAAATAGTAAATGTAAAATTAGGTATGAGGATAGATTTAAACAATTATCCTTTTTTGAAAATGCCAACAGCAAAAGAACTGAATTATCAAAAACAACGATTATTCATTCTTTCATCGAAGCACAAGCCATGGCTTTGCAACTTATTTCTGAAGGAGAAGAGGGAGGGGTTGTTAAAAACTTTAAAGCTTTATGGAAAAATACTACCAGTACAGAACAAATTAAATTGAAAGCTGGTGATCTTGGAATGAAAAATGAACGAGAATGTGAACTTCAAGTTGTTGATTGGTTTTACGGAAAGGAAGGAAGCAAGTATGAAAATTGTCTTGGCGGTTTACTTTGTATTTCAGCAGATGATTTGCTTGAAACGAGGATTGGTGGTGGATTTTCTGATGATGATCGTGGATTTATTGGTTTCGATGATGATGCAAAACCCATTATTCGACCAGACTTTGAAGATTGGGTTGAAAGAACGTATACCGATAAAATTATAACAGCCAGATTCAATGAAGTTATTAAAGCTAAAACCAGCAAAAAACATTCTTTATTTTCTGCCAGATTTATTGAAATAAGAGAGGATAAAAATGTTGCGGATACTTTAGAATATATTAAAGAAGTATAATTATGACTGAAAAAACCGTTAAAGAATTACGAAAGGAGGTGTACTATTATAACTGACATTGAAATAAGTGGATTTCAAGGTCACCGAGAGAGTTCTCTTTCTTTAAGTCCAAAAGTAAATGTAATTATTGGTAAATCAGATTCTGGTAAATCCAGTGTTATACGCTTACTTACATGGGTTTTTAAAAATCGACCTTCTGGTGATAGTTTTAGAAATTCTGATCTTGGTAAAAAAGATCTTGTATCTGGTAGTGTAGCTTTTAATGATGATTCTTGGATAATTAGAAGTAAAGGAGAAAAAGTTAATCAGTATGAAATATCACCTGATAATATAATATTGAAAGCTCTTAGGACGGATGTACCAAAAGAGGTTTCTAAAATTTCTAAAATGCAAGATGTAAATATCCAATCTCAACATCCTTCTGAACAATATTTTATGTTAACAGAAAGTCCAGGACAAGTTGCAAAAGAGTTTAATAAAGTTGTTGGCTTAACTATAATGGATGAAGCTCTTATAAAAATAAATGGTAATGTTAGAAAAACAAAACAAAAATGTGATTCCGTAAACGAAGAAATTGCTACCCGTGAAGAAAAAATAAAAAATCTTTCTTGGGTAAACGGAGCCTCAATATCTTTAAAAGAATTAATTCTAACAGATACCAACATTAAAAAGGATATTTTAAAAAGTGATAATCTTTTCAACCTTGTTGAAGAATACAAAATTATCCAAAAAGAATTTGAGAAATTAAAAAGTTTAAAACAAGCTCAAAAAGATTTTTCTATTTTATTGGCTGATTTTGATGGTATTACTAAAAATCAAAATTTATTGGATACTTTGTGTGACTGCGAAAACAGTATCAAAATGATTGATTCAAAACTTATTAGTACAATGACATTAAAAAATGCTGAAAGTCAAATCTCCGCTCTATTTTCAGCGGAGGAAACGCTTAACAAATGTAAAGATCAAATCGTTTCATATAAGTTTGCAATTGTGTCAATTAAAAATATGAATAAAAACTTAAATGTAGTGGAGGAAGAAATAAAATCCTTACAAGAAGAGTGGGATTCTTTTTCAGGAGATTCCTGTCCTTTATGTGGGAATAAAATAGGAGAATACAAATGATATTCACAGCAATCTCCGATTTGCATTTTACAGATAAAAAACCCAAATATCGAAAAGATGACTTTTTAGAAACCTGTTTCTTAAAATTTGAACAGATTTTAAAAATTACACAAGAATCAGGATCCCAAGCACTTGTGATTGGTGGTGATGTTTTTGATTATCCAACAGTACCAAGACATGTTGTATCCGATTTATTTAAAATGATATCTAATTATACGGTTAGAATACTTGTTATCCCAGGTCAACATGATCTTAGATACCATTCTAAAGGAATTGATAATACTCCTTTAGGAAATCTTGTTGCTTCTGGAAAAATAAAACTCCTTTCTCCAAAACATCCAATAAATATAAGTGGAATAAATTTTGTAGGGCAAGGGTGGGAGGAAAAGGTATCTTGTTCTGGTGATGTTCTTGTTACACACCAAATGGTTACAAAGAAAGGTCCTCTTTGGCCTGGTCAATCTGATTTTATTAGTGCTCCTGGTATTTTAAATGCCCATAAAGATTTTAAATGTATTATTAGTGGAGATAATCACAAACCTCATTCTTTTGTTTCAAAAGATGGTAGATTACAAATCAATTGTGGAAGCATTATGCGATCTGGTAAAGATCAAGTTGATTATATTCCCTCTATTTGGATGATTGATACTAAAGATTATTCTTTTACAAATAGGAAACTTAAAATTAAAAAAGGAGAAAATGTTTTTGATTTCCCTAAAATGGCTTTAGATGAAACTAAAGAAATTGCCAGGAAAGAAGCTGAGGAAAAAATTGATGCTTTTGTTACTTCTTTTGATCAAAAAGAAGGAGAAAAAACAGACTTTAAAACAATTGTAAAAAGGGTTATTGAAGATACAAAACCCAATGAAGCTGTCAAAAACATAATTAATGAGATTTTAGAAACTGTAAGGTAATATAAAGGAAAATACTTATGAAAACCAATGAACTTTTGGCCATTAAAGAATCTCTAAATAATAAAGTTAGGGAACAAGACCGTTTGCTTGGTAAAAAAGAAAATCTTTTGGATAGTTTAAAAAAATTAGGATGTTCTTCTTTTGTTGAAGCAGAGGAAAAAATTGAAGCATTAGAAAAAGAAATCAGTACAAAAGAAAAAGCCTTTAAACTTGCTTTAAACACTTTTAAAGAAAAGTATGAGGAACTTTTATGATTACTTTGAAAGAAAAATTGGATAAAAAAATTACAGAAAAGGATGTACTCACAGAACAATTACAGGAGTACAAAGAAAACTTAGAATTTCTTTTGACAAATTTGGAGGATTTAGAAGAAGCCAGGATTATTCTTCAAAAAGCGGCGCAGATAACGCAAAAACAATTGTCTTTTCATATAGAAAAAATTGTTTCCCATGCGTTATCTGCTGTTTTTGATGATCCGTATGACTTCAAAGTAAATTTTGTTACCCGAAGGAATTATGCTGAATGTGATTTAATGTTTGGAAATCCTAATGGTTCTGAAATGAAACCTTTGGATTCTTGTGGTTATGGTGCGGCGGATATA